CCATTCTGTATTAGATATCCAAGACCTAATTATCAGCATACAATGAAGGCGAATGAAGGTTCACCTAAGACTGATAATGCTACTGATAGTCGTCCTAGAGACTTCCCAGACCAAGCAACGAATAGACTTGAGAGAACATTATGAAGATGTGGGAGACAAAGTGCTCTGGGTGTGGTAAGATGACACCAGCAAATGAGTGTCCTCAAGTTGGATGTTACGTTCCATCTGAAACTAAATATAAAAATTCACTATGCAAACCCTGTTGGTTGAAAACAATTATGACAAAAACAAATTTACCTGACGTAGTTCTATATTCAAAGAATGAATGTCAGTGGTGTGATCGTGCTAAAATGTTATTGGATAGTCTTGAAATTAGATATTTGGAATATAAATTAGATACAGATTTCACACGTAATCAATTCAAACAGGAGTTTGGAGATCAAGCAACTTTTCCACAGGTAAATTTTGGTCAAACGCATGTTGGTGGATTTAAGGATACCCTGAATTACCTGAGAGAAAATAAAGCCATTTGACAAGTGGACGATATCGTAGTATAATTGATGTGAAATCAATCGCAGTCTTCTTCACTTGTCTCTAAATAAATATAGACCTATAGAGGGACAATTATTTTTCTCAGATTATTTGAACAATAACGGAGTAAACCAATGACGATAGCTGTTTATGTGTTCGTTGTTCTCGGAGCATTTCTCATGGGAACATTAACTTCTTGGATTGCCAAAGACTATATCGATGCCTTCATTGATAATGCTGCATATGCAAAGGCAATAACACATCCAGAAATGTTAAACCCAGATGGCACTGTCAACCAAGAGGAACTATTAACACTTAATTTCTTGTCAGAAGAAGACGACGAAGATTACGATGACCCTATGAATTAAGATCATGATTCTCGTTGATATGAATCAGTGCATGATCAGCAATTTGATGATGCAAATTAAAGTCGGTGACAAACTAGATGAAAAACTAGTCCGACATATGGTACTCAATTCCCTAAGATCTTACAACAGAAAATTTAGGGAAGAGTACGGAGATATGGTCCTTTGTTATGATAGTAAACACTATTGGCGCAAGGACTATTTTCCTTTCTATAAACAAAACAGAAAAAAAGACAGAGAAAAATCCAATCATGATTGGAATGCAATCTTTGAAGTTCTAAACAAAATTCGTGATGAAATCCGAAACAATTTTCCTTACATAGTAATGGAAGTAAGTGGTGCAGAAGCGGATGACATCATTAGTGCTTTATGTAAATACTCTTCTGATATCTCAGATGAGAAAATTTTAATTCTTTCTGGCGATAAAGACTTTATACAGTTGAAAAAGTTTCCTGTTGTAAGTCAATACAATCCATTACAAAAGAATTTTGTAAAAGATATCAATCCAATCGAATACATTGCAGAACACATCATCAAAGGTGATCGTTCTGATGGTATCCCTAACTTCCTTTCTTCTGATGATACTTTCGTTACCAATAAAAGGCAACGACCAATAAGTAAGAAGAACCTAGAGAAGTGGATTTATTCTAGTCCAACTGTTTTTTGTAACACTCAAGAAAAACTAGATAACTACTATAGAAATAAAATTCTTATTGATCTTGATTGTATACCAGAAGAATTGCGCCGAGAAATAGTAGATAAATTTAAAGTGTTAAATAGTAATGATAAAACAAAGTTATCGATTGACTACTTTGTCACAAACGATTTGACTTCACTCATGAATAACTTGGAGGATTTTTAAACATGGCTGATTTAGATAAAAACCAAATGCTTTTATCTGAAGTTCTACAGAAAGTATCTAATGCTAAAACCAAAGCACAAAAGATTAAAATTCTGAAAGACTTTCGTACTGACGCACTCGTTTCAATTTTAATTTGGAATTATGATACTAGTGTAAAGTCTATGATTCCCGAAGGAGAAGTTCCTTATAAGGTTAATGACGCTCCTATTGGTACAGAACATACAAGACTTATACAAGATTATCGTAAACTATTTCATTTTGTAAAAGGTGGAAATGATTCTTTGAATCGATCTACTCGTGAAAGAATGTTTATCCAAATGTTGGAAGGACTGAGTAGTGAAGAAGCACATCTTATCTGTTTAGTAAAGGATAAGAATTTACAGAAAAAATACAAGGTAACTAAAGCTTGTATTGATGAAGCTTATCCAGACATTGAATGGGGGAATCGCAGTTGAATAAAGGAGTTAGAGTTCTCCATAAAAAATGTAGTTCTGATCTTGCACATGATAGATCTCTGCCATATACGGCATATCTTGTAACATATGTAGAAGATGGAGAAACATTTTATGACATTAGTACTTGCAATAAACAAGTAGAGTTGTTTGATTTTTATTGGGACACTTATAAAAGTGATTTCAAATATTTTAATCAAACAGAAGGTAGAGTCAATCCTAGACTTTGGTCACCAAAGAAAGAGGGTTAAAAATGATGACACTTGATAGAGCTTTAGTAATGTTTTTTCGTAGAGTTGAGATCATAACATCCATGGAAATGGGTGGTAAGTTAGATTCAGAAACTGCTTACCAAATGATTAAAAACGAAATGAAGAAACTTAAAAAGTCTAGAAAGAAGATTAACAAAGCCTCCTAACGGGGGTTTTTTTCTTGACATAGAAAGCTCTTGGTGTTACAATTAAAACATGTTCGGAGAAATTTATGACGGTTAAACTTGTCTCCATCACACCTGATGCTGAGAAACACATGGGGTATGTTGCTAGGGTATCAAACCCAAACAACCAACCCAACCCAAATTATGCTGGTCTTCTAAAGTACTGCATCAAACATCAACACTGGTCAGTGTTTGAACAAGCATTCATAACACTTGAGATTGAGACGACTCGCGGTATCGCAGCTCAAATTTTACGACACCGTAGTTTTACATATCAGGAATTTTCACAACGGTATGCAGATGTAAGTCTGATTACTGATGAGATTCCTATCCCTGAACTTCGCCGTCAAGATACTAAAAATCGTCAGAACTCAACTGATGATCTTCCTCCTGGTATTATTGAAGATTACCGAGAGAAGATTAAGAAACATTTTGAAGATGCATCTGCTCTCTATCAAAGTCTCTTGGAAGTTGGCGTCGCCAAAGAGTGTGCTCGCTTCGTGCTGCCTCTCGCTTGTCCGACCCGTATCTACATGACAGGCAGTGTTAGGTCATGGATCCATTATATCGATCTGAGGTCCGCCCACGGTACTCAGAAGGAACACATGGACATTGCTCATGCATGTCGCGATATTTTTAAAGAAGTTTTACCCACAGTTTCTGAAGCACTTGAATGGTGAACCATGAACATTTTTGTTACTAGTCAAAGTCCATCTAAATCTGCACAAATTTTACCAGACAAACATGTTGTCAAAATGCCTCTTGAGTGTTGTCAGATGCTTTCGATTATATACTCATCATGGTATTACGATTGGGGTGAGATTCACAAGATCAATGGTGAACCTTATGCTACAAAGAAAGGTGCATTCCGTAACCACCCCTGCACTAAGTGGGCTGCAGAAAGTATATACAATACTGCATGGTTGATTGCACATGGTACTGCATTGTGCATGGAGTACAATCATAGATATAATAAAATTCATTCATGTAGTAAAGCATTGTTTGAATCAAAGAAAATTTTTCATAATCAAACAAACAAAGCAATTGTTTGTCATCAAAAAGTAGAAAATTTTACAAGAGCAATGCCTGATGAATTTAAACTTGACACAAGCATTGACACTTTTACTGCTTACAAAATGTACATTAGCAGCAAACCTTGGGTTACATCTAATTATCTTCGTGACCCATCCAGAAAACCAGATTGGGTATAATTTATGAGACATATTTTGTTTACCCTGAAAGGTTGTAATATAGATCTAATGGAAGATCAAGATTACATGAGAATACTTTTGTTTCGAGCAGCAAAAGAATGCAACTCAACTCTCCTCGATTTAAAAGTTCATAAGTTTGAACCTCAAGGTCTTACTGGCATTGCGATGCTTGCCGAAAGTCACTTAAGCATTCATACTTGGCCGGAGAAAGGTATGGCAGTGTGTGATGCTTTTACATGTGGTGATCACACTAACCCACAAGCCGCAGTAGAATATATGAGAGATAAACTTGAATCTACTGATATGGTTTCTAAAATGTTTATCAGACCTTTAGACTAAATAAAACTACACTACTTGAAATTATGCCTACTTATCCTGTTATCAACAAAGTGACTGGGGAGACTCAAGAACTTCACATGACCATGAAAGATTATTGTGATTGGAAAGATAAAAATACTGACTGGGACAAAGATTGGTCTGCAGGGTGTGCAGGAGTTGCCGAAGTTGGCGAATGGAAGAACAAAGTTGATGGTGGATTCAAAGATGTTCTAACGAACATTAAGAATCATCATCCACATGCCACATTTGAAGTCTAGTTAAAATTATGACAAGAAAGAAAAAGTCTCTTGCTGGTACTAGTGCAAAGGTAATGCGTCGGAAGAAACCAATCAATTCTGATCAGCTTCTTGATATCCAACCGTTGACTCCAGCTCAAGATAAAGTTTTTGAAGATTGGAAAAGTGGTAAAAATCTTTGTCTCTTTGGTTGTGCTGGTACAGGTAAAACATTTGTTGCCTTATACTTAGCACTCAGGGATGTATTATCAGACAATACTCCATACGAGAAAATTTACATCGTTAGATCTCTTGTAGCAACTAGAGAAATTGGTTTCCTTCCTGGTGATCATGATGACAAAGCTGCTTTATATCAGATTCCTTATAAGAACATGGTTCAATACATGTTTGAAATGCCATCTGATCCAGACTTTGACATTCTGTATGATAAACTAAAAGAACAGGAAACTGTATCGTTCTGGTCTACAAGTTTTATACGTGGTACTACTCTAGATAATGCTATTGTTATCGTTGATGAAATGCAGAACTTGAATTTTCATGAACTTGATAGTATAATTACAAGGTGCGGTCAAGATACAAAAATTATTTTCTCTGGTGACGCCGTACAATCCGACCTTGTAAAAACTAATGAACGTAATGGTATTCTAAACTTTATGAGTATCGTTCAGAACATGGAAGAATTTGGTTGTACAGAATTCAACATTCAAGATATTGTTCGTTCAGGTTTAGTCCGAAGTTACTTGGTTGCAAAAATTAATGCAGGATTTTAATGTTTGAACATGTAACTATTGATTTACCTAATAGACTTAAACGTGAGCAGATTGATGGTAAAAGATATTATCGATTACCAAATGATGATGTTACTAAACTAGTATCTATCACAACAGTTACTAGTTTTCAGTCTAAAGAATCAATTGCGAAGTGGCGTCGTAGAGTAGGTGCTGAAGAAGCAAATAAAATCTCTAGTCGTGCAGCAAGTCGTGGGACTGACATGCACACATTAGTAGAATACTATTTAAAAAACGAAGACCTACCAGAGAAACAACCACTATCAGAGTTTATGTTCAAGTTTGCAAAACCTGAACTAGATAAACTTAATAAAATTCATGCTCTAGAAAAATCCCTATATAGTAAACAACTTGGTGTAGCAGGAACTGTTGATTGCATCGCAGAATACAACGGTGAACTAGCCATAGTTGACTTCAAGACTTCTAAAGAACCAAAACCTAGAGAATGGATTGATAGTTATTTCGTACAAGCAGCTGGTTATGCTTGTATGTTATACGAACTGACAGGCATTGCCGTCAAAAAACTTGTTATTATTATGTCATGTGAAAATGGAGAATGTAAAGTCTATGAAGAGTACGACAAGCAAAAGTATATTCGATTACTTATGCAGTACATCCGTAACTGGAAAGAGTCTAATGAGTAGACAAAAAAACGAATTGGAGAATTTACTTGAAGGTAGATTCTTAACTGCCCCAAAATTTTCTATGGAAATTGAGGAGATCGTTCGCGACTGTAAAGGTGAGTTAAATTACATTGAAGCAATCATTTGTTATTGTGATGAACATTCAATTGAATTGGAATCAGTAAACAAACTTATTTCCAAACCACTCAAAGAAAAAATCCGTGCCGATGCACAAAGATTAAATTGTATCAAGAGAACCACACGCGCTAAACTGCCGTTGTGACAGGGTTTGAAGTATACAAAACCTATCTAGCAATCAAACTACATTTTACAAAGGACAACTATAACTACTTTACTTTCCATGGAAAGTCTAGAGCATCTGAGTCGTCCTTTGAAAAAAGAAAAGACAGATACTTTTTCAAAAAACTTGCTACTAAGTTTGATCAAGAAACTATCTTACAGTTCTTTGTGTCTCATTTCGTAGAGAATAGCAACACTTGGATTGGAGATCTATCTGTCTATAACTCTTCCACATTTAATGCATGGAAGAAAAAAATTCAATCAATGACGTTTATGTTTGAAAATGACATAGACTATTTGATTGACATTACTAGTTTTGAAAAAATCTTTGATTGTAAATCTGGTAATCATCCTATCTTATTACAAGCATATCTTGGAGACAGGATAACATTAGAATCGATGGTGATACTAAACAATTTAGTTAAGTATATACCAGACTTCGATAAACATATTAAAGAACCAGTTATATGGCCTGATATTAGAAGAAAGGTAGTGAAATACGAACCGTTTCTTTTAGTAGATAAGACTAAATATAAGTGTATCCTCATAGAAAAATTAAATGGCATTCTTTGATGAAGTTCCCATTCGTGCTGAAGCAGCAGAACTCTTTGATTTATATCAAAGAATGATGCAAATCAGTATGGGTGGGTTATATAGTATGAAATTAAAACAAGAATACCTTGATAAATTAACTAGGATTATAGAACTACAAAAGATTATGTACTTCAGAGCAAAATATTCTGAGGAAGATGATGCATTTGAATTTATTCAACATTTAAAAAAATGTTCTACAATGTTAGGATATGATGGAGACATCGATGAAGTCTTCCTTTCTATGGAAGCGGACCTATTAAAAGCTCAACAAGCTTTGAACCAAAGCTCTTGACTCCTGGTCTATAATCTGTTATAATAATTTCGTTGGGCTGCACAGTATTGAGCGTAAGACCCAACACGTAAACCAAATACAAACAAATACGGAGAACCCAAATGTCCTTTTCTTCACTCAAGCGTGATTCAGGATCTGCTTTTGACAAACTAACCAAAGAACTTGAGAAAGTTGCATCGGGAGATAATGCATCTAAGAGAGATGATAATCTTTGGAAACCAGAAATGGACAAATCGAGTAACGGTTACGCAGTTATTCGTTTCCTACCTGCACCTGATGGAGAAGATATTCCATGGGCTAAATTGTTTAGTCATGCATTCCAAGGTCCAGGTGGATGGTATATTGAAAATTCATTGACTACTATTGGTAAGTCAGATCCAGTTGGTGATATGAATCGAGAACTGTGGAACAGTGGTCTGGATTCTGACAAAGCGATTGCACGTAAACAGAAACGTAAACTGTCTTACTACTCAAACATTTATGTTGTACAGGATCCTTTGCATCCAGAGAACGAAGGTAAAGTATTCCTTTACAAGTATGGTAAAAAAATCCACGATAAAATTGTCGAAGCAATGCAACCTGCATTTGCAGATGAAACCCCTATCAATCCTTTTGACTTCTGGAAAGGTGCTAACTTCAAACTGAAGATTCGTAAGGTTGATGGTTATTGGAACTATGATAAGTCTGAGTTTGATTCAGTCTCTACTCTTGGTGGGTATGATGACACTCAACTTGAGTCTATTTACAAGTCTCAATATTCTCTTTCTGAGTTAACTGCCGCTGATAAGTTTAAATCATATGAAGAACTTTCAAAACGTATGACTACTGTTTTGAAAACTAAGAAAGCTCCACGTATCGATCCTGAAACTGCCGAAGACGAAATGTTTGAAACTCCTAAGTTCAATACATCTTCTTCTGGTGGATTCAATGATCCAGATATTACTGGTAGTAATCAGGTTGTTCCCCAGATGAGTGCTGTAGAAAGTGAAGATGATGCAATGTCTTACTTTGCACGTCTCGCCGAAGAATGATAAATAGTTCTGTCGCTCTTTCGTGCGCGACACGCTACGAATAGGAATATCGCTTAAGAGAGGGGTTTAACCACCCCTCTTTTTTTATGTCCTAACAAAAGGTTCTGAAATTCTTAACCCATCATTATTAATTTGATACTCGGTATCATAAGCTAATAATGTTTCAAGTTCTTCTTCTAAAATTCCCAAGTATTTTTTATTTGGAATAACAATTTCTCTCTTATTTTCATTCTGGATGTATTCATACTCTCTATTAGTGACCGCTGTAAGACCCTGTGACGCCGTTACTGTATTGACTACTTGAGTGGTTACATTATTAGTTGTTGATGTTGTGTAGTACTCGAAAGACCAGTCTGGTAGATAGTTACTAACCTGTTGCGAAGCTGTTTCTGCATACTCAACAATGACTCCTTGTTCTAATACTTGTCCAAGATTGTTATCTCTAACGTTATCAGTTTCCCAGTGACGAATGTTATCAACGGATGAACCATACTTAGTATCAATATAATTATCTAGTTCATTAGAACTTAATGGCCATTGACTATGAATGTCTATGATATTATTAAGTAAAAGAATTGCCCAATAGTATTCGGAATCATTATACAAGTTAAAAGATAACTGTTCTACAGTTTGACCTGATTGAATAGTATAATTTGTGGAAGCAGAAAATATTGCATTAAAACTATTACGAGCTCTTACTCTACGAAATAAATTTTTTGATAGTTTATAATTATTTTTATCCTTAAAGTCAGGATATAAAAAATTTGGTTGAGAATTAAAAAACATTTCTAGAACCCTTGATTAATAACTTCGGTTTGTGTAATAATTTCAGTCTCTGTGAAACTTAACTGCATAGTATATGCAACTGGATCTGCACCTCTGTATGTTGCCCATACAGCATCTGGAGTATAATTAACAGTTACACCCGTAAGAATACAAGGTTTTAATTTTGGTAATGAATCAATCTCAGAACCATTTTCACCTTGATGCCAAGAGATTCTAAATATTTTTGGAATAGTTAACCAACGATCTGAAAGAGATCCCGATTCTTTATCATTATTACCAAGAGTTCCAGCATAATCTGGTAGAGCCATTGCTCTAAGTTTTTTAATGATTGCTTTAATTCTGATTGTCTCGGTAGAATTTCTTGGTACTAATTTCCAATCAAATGAAAATGTTCTCATGTTTACACCATTAAACACTTGTTCTGTGTATGGGTTTTGAATTCTACCGAAAGCATTTTGAGTTACTTGGTTAGCACTACCACCACCAACTCCAGCAACACTATCCAACATTGACATTGCCGCACCAGTGGCACCAGCTCCAGCTGCAGCTTGAACAGTCTTTGCAATTTCCCCAGAACCATCTCCAGACATAATCTGACTCGCTACCTTGGGCAACATCTTTCCGATGATACCATTGTTCGTAGTATAGTTTGGCGTGTCACTGTAGTTAACATTATTTGGGATTGGTAAAATTACAGTTCCATGTGGTGCTGCATTAATTTTAAATTGCGACTGTATATTACTAATAAAACTAGTGTCTTGACTAATATCAGTAGCAACACCCGACTCACCTTCAACTGGAGTTGCTGAACCTTTAATAATATTTTCAGCAGTATTGATAGTGAGTTGAGTAACTTTTACAAAATCAACAATATCAATTTGTATATAATCATAATTACCACCCTCAGGCCATTGAAGATTGCCGGCAACACCACTCTGTGCAGTTGGAGATGCTTTGAAATTATTATTAAGAAGTGCTAACGCATCAGGTATTGGATAGTCCTTGGATGCCATAAATATTTCTAACCGATCTATTCCTATAGCTATATATGAACACTTTGAAGGGTAGGTATACTCCAAGAAACATTAAAAAGTATAGAGGAGATCATAGGAATATAATTTATAGGTCTTCATGGGAACTCAAGTTCATGAAATACTGTGATTTAAACCATAGTATACTTGAATGGGGTAGTGAAGAAATAGTAATTCCATATAGATCTCCACTTGACAATAGAATTCATAGATATTTTGTTGACTTTTATGTCAAAGTGGAAGATATAAATAAACAAATAAAAAAATATTTGATAGAAGTTAAACCAAAGAAACAAACTAAACCCCCATCAAAACCTAAACGGCAAACTAAAAGATACATCAGTGAAGTAAGTGAGTATGTAAAAAACCAGGCTAAATGGGAAGCAGCAACAGAGTTTTGCGAGGATAGACAATGGAACTTTATGATAATCACCGAAGACGAACTTAAGGTATGAGTATATTTTCAATAGTTAAAGAAGCTGCAGGAGACGAGCCAAAATCTTTTGGTTGGTATCGTGACAATGTAAAAGTTCTTTTCAAGATGAGTGATCTATATGCTGATCTGGTGGAACAGGAGGAAACTTTAACTCCCACACCAGGACAGTTATACATGTTTGAATATAAAGCAATTTATGCCGCAAGGTTAAATTTTTATGATAGATTTCCTCTTGTGTATATTACAGGTGTCGGAGATCCATTCAGAGGTGTTAACTTACATTATCTTGGACTGAGAAAAAGACTTAACTTAGTTTTAAATTTGGAAAATGGTGTGCTCGCAGGAGCTCCAAAAAGATCCTATCACAATTATCTACTAAAAGGTCTTGAAACTCCGTTGTACCTGATAAATAGTGATGATTATAAAACTGCTGCCTTCTTACCTGTAGAAGATTTTGGTGGTGTAAGTAAAACTGCCGTCTGGAATGGAGCAAAACAACAATGACACTTGAAGTAACATCAAATTTAAACGTACTGACAAACTATAACGAATTTAAATCATATGTATCTAAATTTGGCTATAGTATGGCCAATCTATATGACATCCAATTTGATTTACCTGGATCTAGTTCATTATATCTTCAACTTGCTGATGACTTTGGTTTGTCTACAGAAGAAGGTTCTCCAACTCTTTCGGATGTCCAACAGTTGATGAGATTATATACTACATCATGTACTATGCCTGGTGTTACCATGTCCGACAGTGAATATAGGATTACTAATACTCCCCAATTAAAATATGCCTATGGTGCAGTATTTAATGAATTTAGTGTTACTTTTTTGATGGATGCTAATTCAAACATCAGAAAATTATTTGATAAATGGACGAACATCATTTATCCATATTCATCTTTTCGTGGTTCTGGAGATGGAGTTCTAAGAACAAGATATAAAGATGAATATATTGGTGATATTACTGTTGTTAAATATGAAAGAGGATCTTCATCTCAAAAAATTAGAAAGATGGCAAATAAAGTGGCTACCAGAAGAATTATTCCTGATGGTGAAGGAGATCAAGATAGTTTATTCGTTGATAATGTTGCAGTTCATGCTGTAAAGATGAAGAATGCATTTCCAAAATCAATTGATTCCATGACTTTGACTGCTGATGGTGGTTCATTAACCCAGTTTTCTGTGTCCTTTGAATATGAGTCTTTACAAACTAGTACACCAACAAGAACATCATTGGCATAACCCTTATAAATATTTTTAGATAATATTATTTTGTAATGCCTTTACCAAAGCTAAATGCTCCAACATATGAGTTGGTACTTCCATCAACAGGAAAAAAAATTAGATATAGACCATTCCTAGTTAAAGAAGAAAAAATTCTTCTGGTTGCTATGGAATCTGAAGATGAAAAACAGATGCAAGATTCTGTTAAACAGATTCTGAAAAATTGTATCCTCACTAGAGGTGTCAAGGTTGATGATCTATCAGTTTTTGATATTGAATTTTTATTCCTAAATATTCGTGGTAAGTCTGTAGGTGAAGAAGTCACATTAAATCTCATCTGCCCAGATGACAATGAGACTCAAGTTGAAGTTGTTATTGATATTGAAGATATCAAAATCCATAAACCAAAAGAACATAATTCTTTGATTAAGTTGACGGAAGAAGTATATCTACAAATGAAGTATCCAAGCATGGAAACTTTTGTGAAAAATAATATTACAGGTGATAATACAGTAGATTCAATTTTTGATCTAACTATAAGTTGTATTGATCAAGTTATTGAAGGTGAAGAAGTTTTTGAATCTAAGAGTTTTTCTAAGAAAGAACTTTTAGAATTTATGGATAGTATGGACAGTACACAGTTTCAATTAATTCAAAAGTTTTTTGAAACAATGCCAAAACTTTCTCATGTAGTTGAACTTGACAATCCTAAAACAGGTGTCAAGAGTGAAGTTGTTATTGAAGGTCTACAGAGTTTTTTCGATTAGTTCTAGCTCACGAATCCCTTGAAAACTATTACAAAACTAATTTCGTGATGGTACAACATCATAAGTGGGATCTAGAACAATTAGAAAAAATGATACCTTGGGAAAGGGAAGTATATGTTCAGATGCTTATCGAATTTGTCGAAGAAGAAAATGAACGAATCAAAAGTCAACAGAAATAACTAATGCCAGCACCCGCCGCCGCTGCAGCTGCAGCACCACTTATAAAAGGATTACTCGGAGCAGGAGCTCGCGGGGCGGCTACTGGTGGAGTTAGAGCTGCAGCTGGTAACGCTGCTAAAGGAATGGCCGCTGACGCTGTAAAAGGTGGCGCCAAAAAAGGGATGAAGAACTTTGCCCGTAACATGACGGGTAAAACATCAGAAGATTATAAGTCAAGAGTAGATGGTGTAAATCCAGAGACTGGTGAATATCTAACACCTGAAGAAAGAAAAGCAAGATTTAAGGGATTTGCAACCGCTCCAACAAAACCAAAATCTCAAAAATTATTATCAGCAGCTCCAACTCAAGCAGTAGCTGCTTTGCCTCCAGCTGGTGGAGTAGGTAATAATGATCAGCAAACAAAAACTGTAAATCATCTGGAAAAAATTCAGATGTATTTAGAAAAACTTTTAGTACTTGAAGAGAATGCCTTAAGTAGATTACAAGATAGAATTCTAAACGAAGCTAGAAGTGAGGACAGATCTTCCGCTGAGGAAGAAGAAGAGTCGATGGAGAAGGGTAAAGGGGAGAAGAAATCAAAAGGAAATCCCCTCATGCAGGGGGTAAAGAAGAAAGCAGGTGGCATCTTCAAATTCCTGATGGACTTTGCTATGAAGTTTGTTGGATATAAAATTTTAGAATGGATTGGCAAACCAGAAAATCAAGAGAAAGTAACTAAGATGATTGGGTTCTTTCAAGGACTCGTATCTTTCGTTACAACAGTTGCGGGAATAATTGGTGCTGGTTTTGAATTTGCTACTGATACAATTGAGAAATCAATTGAAGGCATTAAATTTTTAGCAGAAAAAGTATCAGACTTCTTTGGTTTCAAATGGTTAGATGTAGATGCTTTACTAGAACCAATTAAACCTATTATTACTTTCTTTACAGAAACAATTCCAGGTGCTCTTGATAATTTTATAGACGGTTTAGCATCCACAGTTGATGCAATGGATAAACTTCCAGAACAATTTATAGGTATTGTTGATAAAATTGCAAATGGTTTCTTAGGATTTATTGGATTGGGTCCAAAAGATACTGAAGATTTTCCCGATAATCCTGATGCACCAGCTCCTGTAGAAACAGGTTTCCTAGAAAATACTGCTGGAAATGGATCGCAACCAAAAGAAACTGCACTAGATAAAAAACCTGTCCAAGATCAGGCTTCTAAGAATGTAGATGATTTACCACAAATGAGACGTGGTGGTATGCTTCGTGGTGCTACACATGCACAAGGTGGTGTTCCTATCGAAGCAGAAGGTGGTGAATATGTATTAAACAGAAGAGCAGTTGCTGCAATTGGTGGTGGTGTATTAGACAGTCTTAACTTTGGTAAATATCCTGCTGTTGGTAGAGGAGAAAGAGAAAATCCAAGCAGCATGGCATCAACTGGTGGTATTGTTCAAACTTTTGCTGAAGGTGGTTCAGTTCATCCTCTTTTAACAAAGATGAATGACAAGAACATTAGAAAGGCACATGCTCGTTCTGGACTTTGTGTAACAGGATCACTCAATACTATGTTAAAGAGTGGTGTTCCAGAACCTGCTGCTACTGGAAATGATGTAGGTAATAACCCAAGAGGTGCAATCTCTCAGATGATGCAACCTCCATATAATTGGAAGAGTATGGGTGGTACTAAAACTACTCTTGATAGTCCTTATGGAAAAGTTTCACCAGGTATTTTTTCAAGAGAAAAATACCTTGAACTGGTTGAAGCTGGTAAAGTTCCATCAGGTGCATTAGTATTCCAGACAAGACACAACAGTTGGAATGACACTAGTTATAACTCAAGGGGTTATGACATGGCTATTGCACAAAAGAACGGACAGGCGTTATGGAATGGAGTGCCGATTAATGATTCACTTGTATATTCTGGCACTAAAAAGGTAGTTGTATTGACACCTGATGGAAAAATGGGTAATGGTGAAGTTGGAGATATGACAAGTAATACTGATGGTAATGCATCAAGTAACGGTGCATCTGGTGGGTCTACTACAACCACCACTACAACTACAAGACCTAAAACAGCAAAAGAAAAAGCTCATGCATTGCAAGGTTCTATTTTAGGTGCAGCAAACGCACTTGTAGAACTTATGGGTGGTAAACCTGTCAATGCTGAAGATGTTCTCAGCCAAAAACAAGAAGAGAATAACAAGATCAAAGGAGAATATAGTTTTGCTGAGGGTATTGATACTAAAATCATTGATTATCAGATGCCTTCAGATTCGAGTACCAGTTTTGATGTTGATTTTGAAGTTCCAACTTTAGGAGATAATCTCCCACCATTTTCCCAAGCATTATATCCTATTAATCTATAATGGCAATTTCTAGTGCTATCACTCCATATACAGGATCTACATCTACAGCGATTGTAAAACCACAACAATCGCTTAGTGGTATTGTTCCTGTAGAAAAAAATACAGAAACTGTAGTTGTAACTGTCAAAGATATAAGAACTTCTGTTCTTAAATTACTCAGGAAAAGACAACAAAGAGATAGACTTGAACAAAAATTTTACAATTTACAGGACACATTAGACAAAAGAAAAAAAGCAGAAAAGGAAGAAAAAAAATCTGAGAAAGGTAAGTTCCTAGGTAAACTTGGTAGTGGAATTGCTGGTAAAGCAAAAGCAGTTGGAGGTGATCTTTTCGATGCTGTCGGAAAGTTGTTAGGTTTTGTTGCTTTAGATTGGATTTCAAAACCAGAAAATCAACAAATAGTACAAGCTATTGTAGAAGGAATTGGACAAATATTCAAATTTATTGATTGGTTTGTTACTGGTTCTGTTGACAATCTTCTATCTGGATTTACCAAGCTTGTAGCCGGTGATACTTTACTGGAAAGATTTGTTGGGTTCTTCCAGATGGCTGCTGGATTTATGGGATTAAGATATTTCTTAGATCCTACGTTGATAGTCACGGATTTAACAAAAGCTATAAAATTTATTAAAGGAAATGCTTTAAGAAAGCTATCAATCTTTAATAAAAAATTACAAAAATTTGGGTTAAAGAAAGCTCTCAAATTTGCATTCCCAAGATTATCAAAAATACTATCTAGGTTTACAGGTCTTGGTAGTAAAATTTTAAATGGTATTTCAAAAAAATTAGGTGTAGGTAAAGTAGGTAATTTGTTTGGAAAAATTACCACTGCATTACTAAGAAAAATACCCGCTCTCGGTGCAGCTAAAAAGGCAATCTTCCATATCCTAAAACCTGTAACTAAATTCCTTACTGGTATTCCTTTTGTTGGTGGATTGATATCTTTTGGTGTCAACATGTTACTTGGTGATCCACCAGGGAAAGCAGGTGTCAAAGCAATTGGTTCTGGACTTGGATCTTGGCTTGGTGCTGGTCTTGGTACTTTACTTCTACCAGGTATTGGCACATTTATTGGTGGTTTCCTGGGTGGTCTAGTTGGTGATTGGTTAGGTTCAAGATTTTACGATCTCCTAAAAGGTAAAGCGGCAAAAAAACCATCTAAAATAGAGGAGACTAGACAGGAGGCAGCGATGGCCGCTGCTAAAATGAAACAAAAAAGTGGAGGTGGAGAGTTATCTGACGCCAATTTATTAGAAATTTCAGGGCAACTGGGTAACAACCCAGAGACAAAAAAACCATATACAATAGAAGAAGTTAAAAAACTATTAAGTGATAAACCTGAAGAGACTGTAACCACTACTACCACAACAACTACGACTGGTGATAATGATGCTAATATCTCTCTAACCAATACTGATTATATGAATCTTATGATAGAGACTATGGATAAGGGTGGTATTACAGACAAAAATGAACGTATCATGTTTATGGCACAAGTTGGTCATGAATCTGGTGATGGACTTTATATGGAAGAGATTGCTAGTGGAGCAGATTATGAGGGTAGAAGTGATCTTGGCAATACTCAACCAGGCGATGGAAAAAGATTTAAAGGTAGGGGATACATCCAGATTACAGGGCGCGCAAACTATAAAAGATACGGTCCTATGATTGGCGTACCAGATGCAGTAGAGAATCCAGAAAAACTTGCTCAACCTCAAAACGCAGCAAAAGTTGCTCTTGCTTACTGGAAAGATAGAGTAGATAGAGACGCTGCTAAAAAGGGTATGGATGGTATGAATACTGTCACTCGTAATATAAATGGTGGACTTAATGGCTTAGACGATCGTATTGCAAAGTTTAATAAGTATTCTAATATGCCACTCCGTGGTCAAGGTGGTGGTAATCCCAGTAACTCCCCAATACCAAATAGAGTATCCAGTATTGCATCAATTCCAAAACAACCAGGATCTTCTAGATCAAGTATCATGAAAGATTTAAGTACAAATGTTATTCAATCAAAAATGATCAGGTCTATGGGTCGTCGTGGTGGTACAACTATTGTTATTAATAAAGCTGGTTCACAAGTTATTAACAAACAAACTACAAGTACACCAGTAGGGTTAAATAATAGTAATAAACCTCAATCAGTTAAGAGAGGAATTTGATGGCTTCGCAATCATTTGAAGGAGATTTTAGTTTAAAATCAATTAAACTTTATCCTGTAGTTAATAACACTATAGGTAAAGCAATTGATATTAAAGATCTTGTAGGTGAAATTACACTGAAGGAAAGTGTTCTTTCTGCTAGTTTGTATTGTAATATTGTAGTAAAAGATATCGAAGAAAATCTCATCAGTAAATTGCCACTGATGGGACAAGAAAGAATTGAACTTGTATTAAGTGCAGGTCAACAAAAACTTAGAAAAAACTTTTACATCTATAATATAGATGGAAGAGTGATGAAAGAAAAAAATCAGGCATATATTCTCCATTGTTGTAGTCACGAAGCATTAAAAAATGAAGTGACTAGAATTGTTAAACGTTTAGATGGTGTGAAAGCTCACGAATTTATTAAAGATAATTTAGCTACAATTACCAAGAAAAAATTTAAATATGATGAGAGTCTTCATACATTTGATATGTACGTTCCAAATTGGAGATTATTTGATACATGTATTTGGTTCAGACCAAGAACAGTGCCAGTTGCACACAAAGACTCTGTAGGATATCTGTTCTGGGAAGGATTTGACGGATATAATTTTAAATCAATTGATACATTATTTGATCAAGATACATACCCAAATAAAGATGTAATATATTCATTTGCACAGGGTAATACAGCTAACACAGATACAAAATACAGAGTTATAAACTACGCATCACCAAAAGTATTCAATGTATTTGATGATGCTAGATCTGGTTCTTATTCCCATGATGCTGTTTATATTGATGCAAACCACAGAACAGCAAGAATCTATAGGACAACTGCAGATGATTTTTGGAAAGAAAGTAAACATCTAGGTAACTTAAAACCATTTAGATCTGGTGGTGGTGATGATTTGGTTGATTTTAGTAAAGGTTCTGGCAGAATGATCTACAGACCATCCACAGTAAATACATTTGGTAAGTGGAAACCAGATCAATCAACTAACGGTAAAGATATGGTTGATGAAGCAAATAAAATTTATGAAAAATCTGTTTATAGATTTTACTTTATGCAATATAACACTTTAGATATTTCTATTCCTGGTGATTTAGATATTAGGGCTGGAAATATTATAAACATTAGTATTCCAGAACCTAAAGTTAATAAAGATTCTGTCAAAAAAGATAAAAGGTTGAGTGGAAAGTACCTGGTTAATTCTGTTACTCATATACTAAATAGAGATAAGTTGAGTACTAGAATTACTTTAACTAGAGATTCTTTCGGTGGATCGAATATCTCGGACAAAACTTCTTCAGAAAAACAAGTAAACGTAGGTAGGTAATTATGGAAAGTATCGAAGCTCACATTAAAAAAGACAAAGAAATTTTAGATAACTCATCTACATCTCCTCAACAAAGAAGACATATTGAAGGAGAACTCCATGAGTTAGAAGAATATGTAGAACACCACAAGAAAGATATTGAAGCTGGAGATCATCATGATCCCTCTTATCTAGAACTTTTTTGCGATCAAAATCCATCAGAACCTGAGTGTTTAGTTTACGAAGATTAATATTACATGGCATTAAATCCAACCCTTGATAACCCTTCCTTTTTAGGTCACCAAGATTTCTCTTGGTGGCTGGGAACTGTTGTTAATGCAGATGACAGAGAAGCAAAACTAGGAAGAGTAAAGGTAGAAATTTTAGGATTTCATGAACCAAAAACTCCTGCAGCAAATTTACCATGGTGTATGGTATTACAACCCACAACTAATGCAGCTGTAAGTGGAGTTGGTAATTCTGCAAACAATTTAAAATCTGGTAGTTTTGTCATGGGATTTTTCCTTGACTATCCAGATTGTCAACAACCAGTTGTAATGGGAACTCTGTTCAGTGAGATTCAAAAAATCTACGAACCTGGGACTCAACAAAACATTGATACTATGAATTCTGGGTTGACAACAGAACCAGGAGGAGGTAATGATGCAACTAAATCACAACAACCTGCTGCAGCAGCAGAAGCAAACGATGAACTTGGTGCGACATCACCAGTAAGTACATCAACAGCTGCAGCATCTTTACCTTCGAGTAGAACAAATCCATCAGGTCAAGTTTTACCAAAGACAGTAGCAAATGGTAAGGATAGTGTAGCGAATACTGTCGCCAAAGAAATCCAATCTTGTATCGAAGATTTAGGAAACATATTTAAGACTGCAAAAATTTATGATCCAAATAACACTGCACTTACACAAGATCTAGATAAAGAATCTCAATTTATTCCAGTATCTAAGTCAACATCATTTCCACCAAGAGGAAAAGTTAAAATTGGAAGTGAAGTTGTTGGTTACAATGGAAGAAACTCATTTGGTTTAACTCTCTCTAAGAGAGGGATGGAAAAATCCAAATCGCAAGAACATAAAAAAGGAACTAAAGTTGAATTTTTAAAGAAAACAACTTCCGCTAAAGAAGTTGTTGGTACTTTTAGTGATACTGCAGTTGATGTACAAGCTGCAATGCAGCATTGTTTTAAAATTATTAAAAATTTAATTTGGTATATTGTAAATCAATTAAAAGCTTTCTTGATGGAACAAGTCACGAAAGTTTTGAATGCAATTGGTTTAGCATCAGTCAGTCCTATTCCACTCTTTGTTAAAGGAGTTACAGAGATCATCCTACAAGTTCTCCGTATGATTGGTTGTAGTTTAGATGGAGCACTTGTAGATGCAATCATGGGTGGTATTGAAGGATTTATTGAGTCCTTTATTGATCAAATTTTAAATAATCTTGCAAGTCTTGCTGAAGATTTTATTGCTTTTGCAGAAAATTGTATCAATCAGATCTTTGGATCTATTTTCCAACTTGTAGAAGTTGCAAATCAAATTTTAAGTGTAATTGATAGTATTTCAGATATTATTGATACTATAGGTAGTATTGAATCTTTAACAAACTTAACTGACTTAGCAAGCATTGGTAATGTTGTTGGATTTATTCTTCAACTTCTTGGCATCGGTTGTAATAGAGACACTGATGGTCCAATTAATATTAATTGGGAAACATGTGCCATCAGTGCCAACAATTGTAGTCCATTTAATTTCTCAATTACAAGTTCTATTCCTGGACGATGGTCGCCAGAATATTCAAAGATGTTTGTGCAATCATCTGAGTCTGGTCATTTATTTGTACAAGATGATACACCAGGTTCAAGTAGAATGATCCTGGAACATGGTCCTAGTAAATCTGGTACACACATTTATGATAATGGTGATGTCAGAGTTACAAACAACGGAGATCAAACAGAAATTACTGTCAAAAATAAAAATGTTGTTATTAAAGGTAACGCCAATTTAGAAGTAGAAGGAGACTATCACTTAAAGGTAGGTGGAAACTATCATCTAGAAGTTCGTGGACAAATGAATATGTTTGCTATTAGGGAAAGTAAATTTACATTCTCTGGTGAACATAAGACGATATATAAAAATGATTCTGAACTATCTGCACATAATGGTTTAGCAATTGCTGGTTCTAAAGTTGGTATCTCTGCTTCTGGTCAATTTGATGCTATTGCACCAACAATTACTAATTTATGTACAGAACACAATACTGTTGCAACAGGATCTGTAAACATCTTCTCAACATTTTACAATAAATTCTGTTTACTTAACTCTCTTGGATTAAATGGTCTTAGTGATGTTAAATTTAACTTAGGTACAACTTCAAGAGCAGCACTAGGAACAGATACAGATTTTGTTGCTGGTGTTCAATCAAAAATTAAAGTTGCTGCTGAACAAAATGTTACTGTTGGATCAGATACAAGAGTTAAAGTTGGTGCAGCTTCTGAAACAGAAGTAGGTACAAAAGCAGAAAACAATATATCAGCAAAACTAAGAAATGGATTAGGACTAAGTATGAAAAATGTTTTAGGTGCAGATTTCCAAAACTCTATTGGTCTATTCTCTAAAATTACACCAGTTATTAACTTAGACGTTGCAGGAGCCATTAAGCTTACCTGCTAAGCACTTTTTCTGAACCCTGACAGAGTTATTATAGTCATATTTTAATGTTTTGTCCAGCCCCTTGACAGACAGTTGCTACAGTGGTATAGTATAAAGGTATTCAAATGAAACGAATGAACATCACAGACATCCCTTCGGATACTCAGCTCAGTAATGTTAAAATTAATATTATGAATCGTACTATTAGTTTGTTTGGAGACAAAGGTGAAGAACTTCAATTGATTGAAGCAAACTCGGATGACTTCACGGCCATGTGCAACTTTGTTAACATAACATTGTCTGATGACATGATTGAATATGTTTACTGAGGCGAAAACCAACTTTTAGTTACCAGAAACGTCGATAAAAAATTCTGGGCCAAAATTGACTGTGGCCCTTTTTGGGACGGTGGCGGAATTGGTAGACGCACCAGACTTAAAATCTGTCGAGTATTATGCTTGTGAGGGTTCAAGTCCCTCTCGTCCTATATTATAAATAACACAGGATTCTTTTTGTATATAAAATGAACGAATTAAATGATTTACCTTCGGGTTTGAGCTTTGGATTGACACTGGAACAAGAAGATCAATTGAGTAAGTGGTTAGACGAACAAAACCAAGTTATTGTTGAAGAACAATTAAAGTCTGAAGAATTTACTGAAATTCAAAAAGAGATTCAACAAAAATCTTTGGATACTGGTACTCCAATTCCAATTTATGATATGAACGCTGGATATTTTACTATTAGCTTTACACCTACGGGTTGGGGTAATCGTATTTACGTTCACAATCATTTTACAGGGAAATCTTTTAAATTATTTGACTATGAAGATTTTCAAAAACAATTGGGTGAAGCCACTAACGAAACGGAAAAGGTATAAATAGTTTTGATTAGAAAAACGATAAAATAAAGGGCTCTTTCAAACATGGCGCTAACTCAAGTAACAACTCGCGGTATTTCCAAGGGCGTTGAAATTGTTCTGTCAAGCGGTCTTACTGGAGATCCATCACTTGCTTGGAGCGGTGATGAATCAACTGGTTTGTACTCCAGCGCGACGGGTTACACTGATTTCACGACAACTGGAACAACCATTCTAAGTATTGGACCTAATGGAATTAATTTTCCTTCTGGTGCAGCAACTCCTTTCTTATTTAACGGAAGTCCTATTGTAACATTCAACTCTGGTAGTTTGAATGTAGCCAGTGGAAAACAATTTATCGTACCACAAGGAAGTGTTTCTGCACCTTCTATTGCTTATGAGGGAGATACTGATACTGGTGTATTCAGTTCTGGTGATGGACAAATTGATTTCGTTTCCAATGGTGCTATAAAACTTTCAGTTAACGCATCTGGTCTTGTTCTTCCTACTGGATCAACTGGATCTTCGATTAATATTACAAATAGTCTTAGAAATATTTACGTCAGTGCGAATGATACTCTTGCAACTGACTCTCTTACAAATAATGGTAGAAGTTTAAACCGTCCATTCAAATCTATTGAAAGAGCGTTATTAGAAGCTGCTGTACAGTCTTGGCAAAACGGTCCTGGTGATGAAGCCGGTGAATATGGTGCTGACTTGTTTGAATATTTTACTATTATTATCTTTCCTGGTGAATATAACATTGATAACCGTCCAGGTGATGCAACAAACGCTGGTGTACTAGTAAAAACTAGTTACACTGATGAAACCTTGATGGAAAACATTTACAAGTTAAATGCTGTAGATGGTGGTGTTATTGTTCCTCGTGGTACTTCACTTGTAGGTCTTGACCTTAGAAAGACCATTATTCGTCCTAAGTACGTTCCTTCTCCTGTTGACAATTCTGCAGCAAGAACTGCTTTATTCCGTGTAACAGGTGGTTGTTACTTCTGGCAGTTTACGGTAAAAGATACAATTCTTGGAAATAACACATATAAGAGTGCATCATCAACTTATACTGGTACTGGTGCAGATGTTATGCCTGCATCTCACCACAAACTAACAGCATTTGAATATGCAAGTTATCCAGATTTGGATACTTATTATTCCAAGATTGATAAGTATAGTGTTTTAGATGATATTGTACTTCAAGGTAATAGATTTGGTGATGCAAGAGATCTTATCATTGCTAACAAGAAATTTATTGCTGAAGTTGCTGTAAGTAGAATGCTTACAAACTTCTCATCATTCAGTGTTCCTGGTGGTAGAGTTAATTGTGAAGATGACATTGAGGATGTTCTTGAAGCAGTTGGTTTTAACGTTGCATATGGTGCAAACAGTAAAGTCTGGGATGCTGCTAATTTGTATGTAAATGGCGGTGCTCTTCAACATTTAGTGGGTGAAGAAACTGAATCTATTTACGCTTTCAACCAGGCAAGAAACATTGCATTGGAAGTTATCAATAATGTGAGTGTCACAGTTCAATCAGGTGATACGACTTTAACTCAAGTTAAAGATTTAACAATTACTGCTGATCCAACTACTGGTTCTAATACTGATGCTGCTTCCTGTGCAAACGTAAAATCTGCGATCACAAACATGTTCGCTCTGGTTACAGATACTATTACAACTCCATCTAGTCTTTCTGGTGTAACTAGAACAACTCCTGCTGTTGCCCCTGCTTCCGAAGATTATATTCAGAGAATTGAAGAAAATAGAATTGTTGGTTCTCTTGCACAAGCAAGTACTGCTGATACTGTTGCATCTGCATCTCCTTACATCTTCAATGTATCTCTTCGTTCTACTTTCGGTCTAAATGGTTTGCATGCTGATGGTTCTAGGGCGACTGGATTTAAGTCGATGGTTCTTGCCCAGTACACTGGAATTGGACTGCAGAAAGATAACCGTGCATTCTTAGGAACTAACACTTCACAGGGAATTGTCCAGACAAACGCTGATGGTAATGAGTATAGAATTGATCCAGATTCTGTCTATAGAGATAGTTGGAGACACTTCCACATCAAGGCATCTAATGATGGATTCCTTCAAGTAGTTTCTGTTTTTGCTGTTGGTAATGCAGATCACTTCCTTGCTGAGACTGGTGGTGATATGTCCATCACAAACTCAAACTCCAACTTTGGTAACGTTGCTTTGAAGTCTGTTTCACACAGACCCCAATCATTTACTCAAGATTCTGGTGGTTTCATTATTGGTGTTACTCCACCAAGAGGTATTGATCCTGAGAAAGATAATCTAGTTAGTTTGTCAGAAATTGATGTCGGTCAAACTGTAGACGCTTATAATGCACTTTCCAATTCTAACAAAGGTAATTTTAAGAGAATTTATATTAAAATTGGTGGACTGAGTGAAATTAAGGAAAGTGATATTCCTGAGTTCTACACTACAAATTCATCTGATGTAGTAACAAAGGCAGAATTACTTGTAAGTGGTCTTGATTATAACCTTGGCAAAAGAAATTATTCGGATAATAGTCCAGAAGCAGTTTATGCTTTCTTGCCTGCAACTCCAACTGATGCAACCTCTAAGTTATTTGGTGCTAGATTAAGACCCAGAGATGCATCTATTGACCCTGCAGTATCTCAGAATAGTGTTTCTACAAAAAATGATGTTCGTTCTTTCTACGCTTGGGAATATTCACAGACCGTAAATGGTGAAGATCTTGGTCGTGTATGTTTATTGGTTAATGATAATCGTGCTTCTGGTTCTTCAACGATTACTGGTATTCCACAATCGTTTAGTGTAACTCAAGGTGGTAGTAATACATATAGTGATATTCTTACTACAACAACGATTATTGTTGACGCTAAAGTATCCGACTCTAGTGGTAATGATGTTGCTAACCCAACGCAATCATCACCAATTAAAGTTAATGTTACCGTTGACGGCACAAGCAAACAGATTACTGGAGTAACAATTTATAATCCTAATTCTAATAACCTTGAAGCAGGTTCTTTATTCGCTGTTGGTAATAATTTGAGACTTCTCGATGGTGTTGGTACTGGACTTGGAACTAGAGGTCCTTCTGGCGCACCTATTCCAGTTATTCAAGTTGGTAGTATTACCAGTGAAACTGGTGTTTCTTTCTCTGCAGGTAACATCAAACCAATTGGTTACATTCCGTTCTCCTCTATTGGTACAAGATATTACCCTATCGATACAGATGATGCTTTAACTGCTCAAACTGCATCTGAGTTATCTCTTTTAAGAAGATTAACTCAACGAGTTGATACAAACGGTGATAATCAGACTTCTGATGGTGGTGCTGATCAATTTGAATTTGGTACTAATACTTCTGCTAATATTTACATCAAACGTATTGCTGACAATAGAAGTGCATCTGGTAATGGTGAACTTGTCTGGAGAGCAATCTATAAGATGCCAAAAGGTGTAACTGGTTCACAGGAACTCAGACCACCCGAAGCAAGATTTACTCTGCAACTTAGAGATAATGCTGCCGTATATCCATTTACTTATGATGGATCCAATAACTTCCCCAGATCTTATTACATCTATAAAGTAGAACCTCTTATTGAGTACAAGTATACTCAAAGAGACGGTTATTACATGTTGACTTTGTTGGATGGAAATATTTACACTAAATCTGACAATAGTACATTTGGCAACACTGTTGAATATGGTGTACAAACAACAGCTGGTGATGGTTATACAGTTGCTGATACTACAATCACTGGATTTGGTCTTTCACAAAATATCAACTATCTCTATCCAGAAACTGATTTAGATAATCCGAAATGGAATCCACGTCCATCTCTCTCCAAGTATAGAGAGGATGTTGGTAATACTCTACCAATTGATGATAGTCTTGCATCACATGGTTATGACAGAATTACTCAATACTCGATTACTTCTGAAGGTATGAGAGGATTTATCAACAATATTCTTGGTGGTGGATCTATTACAGCAAATCTTACCAATGAACTGAATCTTACCACATACTTCGGTGCATCTAGTGTTTCTGAAACCAAGATGATCGAACCTTACACGGCTGCTGCTGATAATGTTTACGGTAAAAACAAACCAATTGTTACTGCATTTGCGAATGATATTCCTACTTTCAGTGATAGAAACGTACTCTTTGGTGCTAACGTAACATCGAGTGCAACTGCTGGTGTTCCAGTTAACCTACACAGACCTTCTATTCTCCGTGCATCTGGTCATACATGGGAATATGTTGGTTATGGTCCTGGTAACTATTCAACTGGTCTGCCAAGATTCCAAACTAAAGTTCTTTCGTTGCAACAGCAAGTTAACGCACAACAGATTGAATCTTCTGGTGGTTTCGTTGCCTCTTCTGGTACAAACTCTAACGGTGATTTCTTTATTGGTAATCAAGTTATTGATACTAAAGGTAACCAGTCCAGTACTCTTAACTTCCCTAAAGTTAAGACATCTGCCGAAAACAAATTGATTGACTTTGATGACATTGGTTCATTATCTTCCAACTCTTCTGCTTCTTCGTTTAATCCATCGTCCTTTAGTGCAACACTAACTGAATCTCTTGCAAGTCTACAACAAGCACAGAAAAACAGCTTTAAGACTTTAAACCTGGATGCAGATAGTGCCACAATTGGAACACTTAAGATTACATCAACACTTGATATTGCATCTACTGTATTCCAAACTGCTGGTAATTATCCTGCTGCATCTCAAACCGATGTTGGTTTTACACAAAGAGCACAACAGGATTGGTTCAATCTTAATAAAACTACAGCAGATTGGACTGCACAAGCAAACAGATTCATTTCACCTAAAGACCTTGATGATTGGGCAAATAAAAACGCCTTTATCACCACAGTTCCTGCTGATTGGCCACTTGCACTTGCAGATATTCCTGCCCTTGCATCTTTCACAGTCAATAATGCAGGTAATGTTACCGATACTGCTTCGTTAATTGTATCTTCTAACTTTAATATGACCCCATTGGGAAGTATTACTGATGCAAGATGGTATGATACTTCTAGTACAGTTACAAAACTAGTTTTAGGTTCAATCTCTAACTTATCGGATTATAATGGTAGAAGTGGTGCTGTGTATGTCACATATCCATCCGAAGTAAAACTTGGTTCTATTCTTCCCGAAAACGTTTGGAGTCCAGTAGATTTAAACTGGAGAAGTATTGATGATTTGACTGGACAACCAGTTACTTATCTAAAAGGAACTGTGTTCTTAGTTACCTACTATATAAGTGGTGGCAAGATGGTTTATGTTACTAACGTCATCAGCTGAGGGGATTAAAGAATGTCAACGGATTTAGGTTTTTGGACCAAAGTTAAGAGAACAGTTGCTGGAGGACAGTCCAGCAACGCTCTTAAAGTAGATGCAATTTTTGCTACAGATGATTCTGGTAGTATGAATTCATACCTCTCATGGGAGGATGATCCTGCAGCAGTTGATGCTTTTAATAAAGCATTATCTTCTGCTGGGATCGGCGCACAAAATTTGGAAATTTTAGATAGTAATAATTCTAATAGAATTTCTAGAACATTTTTTGCGTCTTATAAACAACAAGTTGTTTCTAACCTTCTCTTGGTTAGAACAAGTGCTGATTTAGCTGGTTCTGGTATTGCTTTAGACGATGCTTTTACAGTTAAAAGGTCTGGTACTGTAGTTGGTACTGCTGGTGATTATATTGTTTACGCTTGGGATAAAAGAGAAAATTATTATAATAGTTCGGAAATTTTTAATGAACTAGTTTTTCAGGGCCTTAATAATCAAGGTGCTGGTATTCTTGATAATGTTCTTGTAGGTGATACACTTGAAAGTGTTGGTGGTACTGCTTATGGTACTGTAACTGAAGTTATTCAGTTGAATAATCCATATCTATATTATGTTGAAGGAGACTTGCGTCTTAGATATTTTTGGGCGAGAAGAGCAGGTCCAACTGGTACATATGTAAAGAACTCTTCAAATGGTGGTTCTACTGGTGCAAACTCTGAGGATGCATTTGGTATTATTCATAAGACGATTGGTGTAAATCTTAATTGTACTGTAAATCAACAAGGTCAACAGGTTTGTGATGACTTTAAACCACAGGCATCATCTAAATTAGTATTCGTTGCAAATACCAATGAACATGATACTGCAATGCCTTTTAGTTTAGATTCTACCAGAGATCTACTATTAACCTATAATGGTGTATTTGTTGGTAATATTGGTGGATATGGCCTAAATTATGGACCTGGTATTTTACCTCAAGTTAGAAATGCTGCTGACTATAATGGTGGATCGAATGGTGTAAGTGCTGCTGACCCAAGAGGATTCCAACCAATTGATGATTATGTTTCTGATGTTACTGCAGAAACTCTTAGTCCTATTACTGCATTAGATGGTATTCCTGATGGATGGTATCGTGGTGTTGAATTTGAAATTAAAGATGTAGAAACTACAAATTCTAGTGCTGCAGTTCAAGCAAGAACTAGACCTAAAGTAAGACTAGATCTTAAAGTTGGTACTCCATCTGGCGGTGCAAATAAAACTGTTACTGTTTTAAAAGTTGTATTTCCTGGTTATGGGTTTGTTGTTGGTGATACTATTACACCACCATCATCTTCTACAACAACATTTGGTGCTTTACACGACATTCTTATTCTTAAAGTTGCAAGAGTAAAAGATATTTACTACGGTAGTGCATCAAAGAAAATTTTCTCTGGGGTATATACCAAAGACTATAATCGTATGGTATTTTTAAATGATGTTGGTCGTCCAGCAGCATTTACTGTTGTTTCTGGTGGTACTGGTTATACTGCAACTACAAATACCGCCATTGCATATCCTTTTGATACTGCATCTGGATTTAATAATTCTGGTGATGGACTAAATGCAACTGTTGATTTAACTGTCAATGGTAGTGGTGTTGTAACCGCAGCTGCATTGAATGCAAATGGTAATGATCTTTATAATGATGGAGATCGTTTAATTGTTGCTAATGCAACTGCTGGTGAAGTTCTTACATTAGATGCAGGTAGTTTGGTCGGTGGTAGTGGATATTCAAATGGAACTTCTATTGGAACTACTAATTTAAGTGATCTTGCTGATGGTCTTGGTGCTACAGTTGATATTACTGTTAATGGTAGTGGTGCAATCACTGCTGTCACACTGAATGCTGGTGGTATTAATTATGTAGCAGGTGATGTTCTTGAAATTGCTGGTGGAACTGGTGGAACAATTACTGTTGCTACTGCTAAAGAAGATTGTATTATTCAAGTTAATGGTTTAACTAATGTACCTGTAGATTCAAATTCGTATAACGTACCTAGAGAAAGAGCATATCTAGTTAAAGATCTCAACCTCATCACTAGAAACAATGATCCACCAACAGGATCTGTTCCTCAAACTGGTGGTGTTGCAGTTACTGCTGCAAATCAGTTTACTGTATCTGCAACTGCTGGTTCTAATGTATTAACTGTTACAGCAACTGGAACAGGAGCATCTGTTGGTAATCTCTCTGTTGGTAATGAAATTTGGAACAATGCAAATACTACCAATAATGGTAGTAAAGGTGGTAATAATCCATTTACATTGAATCCAGCAGTTCCATGGGATGTTAAAGTAACAGCAATTAGTGGTAATAATATCAGTATGAGTGCAGCTGCTAATGCTACTGCTAGTGTCACAGTTTATATTGGTACTAGATTGGTATCTTCTAATGGTTGGAGATGGGATCATACTACTCTCGCAAGAGAAACTGGTGGTGCTATTTTCTTCCAAGTTGGACCTTTTGCCAATGTCATTGGTAATGCCCCTGCTGGTATTGCTTATTGGGATACCAGTGGTGGAATCAATAATTATGGTAGTCATGCTTGGGAAACTGTTGCTATCTTTGGTAATCTTGGTGCTTCAACCCCTGATTATCGAATTCAGTTTGGTAGATCTATTGGTAAAACAGTAGGTGAATATTTATTCAAGACTGCCTGATAAATAGTTAAAATAGTATATTCTGAACATGGCCACTACAATCAAGCCAAAAAGAAAATTTACATCGGGAGCTCCTGCCCTATCTGACTTAGAGAGGGGGGAACTCGCTGTAAATACTGCAGATCAAAAGATTTATATGAGAAATGAAGCTGGTGGTGCCACACCTGCAAATGATCAGGTAGTAACTGTTGCTGGTTTTAGTGCAGTTGGTGCTAGTATTGATGATGCAATCGTTATGGCAATTGCCCTCGGATAAGTAAATGGCTAATACATTTAAAAGTTATACAAAAGCAAACATCGGAACAACAATTACCGATGCTTATACTGTACCTAGTGCAACTACGACAGTTTGTATTGGTATTAACGTGTCTAATACATCTGGTGATCAGATTTTTGTTGATATTAAAATTGACAAATCATCTGGTTCTGCAGATGACATTTATTTGATTCGTAATATGCCACTACCTAATGGTGCATCTTATGAATTTATTGCTGGTAGTAAACTAGTTTTAGAAACTGGTGATAAAATTCAAATATTATCAACATCAGTAACAAGTGTTGATTGTTTAGTCTCAGTATTGGAGCAGACCTAATATGGGATATCAAGGACGCTACTTACAATCTAATCAAGCATACAATAACTCGGATGTTAGAGTTCTTGATACATTTGACAGCACATTTGATGGTAATCTGACAACATTTAATCTTACAGAGAATGGTGCGGTTTACAGAACATTAAATGCGGAATCACTTTTTGTAAAACTTGGTGGTCTTATTCAAACACCAAGAGTTGATTACACTATCAGTAGTGCTGCTGGTCAATCTCAAATTACTTTTACAACTGCACCACAAACTGGTCTAGATTGTGAAATTAGAGTTATTTTAGGTGCTAAAGGTAGACCACAGATCAGAACTGATGATATTGACCTTGCGTTAACAGCAAATCCTTCTAGTCCCTCAGAAGGTCAATTATATTATAATACAACAGAAGACGAACTTAGAGTCTACAACGGTACTGAGTGGGATACAGCTGGTGGAGGCGGTGCATCTAAAGTCTATTCCAAGACTGTATTCGGATATCAGAATGTAGTATCGACAAATATTACTATTGCATCTCCATACAACACTGGTGTAATCTATACTAGTCCTGATGTTACTGTTGATATCGAGAATGGTATTCAGGTTGATGTTGATGCTGATTGCATCTTGATCGTTGCGGATGTCTAATGACTTTACCAATCGACTTTATTGATAATGTTTTTAAGAACGTTCAGAAGCAAACTATTTCTTCTAATGTAACTATTACATCACCGATCAAAGTTGGTGTAGTTAGAAGTGTATCTGATCTAACTGTTGACATCGAGAATGGTGTACAGGTTGATGTAGATGACGGTTGTGTCTTCATTATCAAAGATCTATAAATAAAAGAAAAACTAATTGGCGTAAATTATGTCCACACTTAGGGTAGATAATATTAAATCGAGGACTGGTACAACAGTTACGATTCCATCTAGTCACACACTTGCGGTCACTGGTAACCAAACTGTTACTGGTTCTTTGACTGTAAGTGGTGGTGGTACATTTAGTACTAGTGGAAACATCACAACGACTGGTGATATTGGCGGTGCTAATTTAGTCCTATCTGGCGATTTAACCGTCAACGGCACAACCACGACCGTTAATAGCACGACAGTTACTGTCGATGATAAGAATCTTGAATTGGGTTCTGTTGCATCTCCATCAAATACCACAGCAAATGGTGGTGGTATTACACTGAAGTCTGCTGCTGACCGTACTATTCTTTGGGATAGTACTTCTTTGAACTGGGAGATGACTCCTGGTATCACAGTAAAGCATACTGCAGAACATATGCTTACAACTGCAGGTAACCCTAATAATGTGGGTTATGATTATAATTCTGGCTCTGCTCAAGTTTTCTTCTTACAAGGAACAACTGGTAACTTTGGATTTAATATAACTAATATTCCAACCACAGAAGATAGAGTATATAACTTTGTATTCATTGTTAATCCTTCTAGTGGTAGTGCTTATCCAAACGCCTGTTCAATTAATGGTAGTAGCTTCACCATCAGATGGCCTGGTGCAGTTGCTCCAACAGCAACATCTGGTGGTAATGAAGATATTTACACTGTTATGGTTGCGAGACGTGGAACAGATAGTGGTAATACTTCTGCTGGTTGGTTTGTATTTGGTTTCGCTTCATTGAATCATCAATAATAGGAGGTTATTATGAGTCCATTTCTAACTGTAGCAAGTACATTTACTGGTCAGATCGCCGCTGGCGGTGTTGATTATGGAACACAAGAGAACCCTGGGTTAACTCCTCTCGACTTGATTTCTAACGGAGTTACTGATAATGGTTATTACTATTTAAAAGGAACTGCTGGTGCTGCTGCCAATACTGCTAAACTGTTTTATTGTATCTTGGATAGTAGTTTTTCTTTAGGAGGTGGTTGGGCAATTATTGCCAATCACGATGCTGACAAGCAACCTAATGCTGCTCACCAGGCAAGACCAACAGGTAACTCAAGTTATGTTGGGTATGATAATGCTAGTGGTAATGGAGACGTTTCTTCAGAACCAACAGCAGCAGTCATGCTACCAAATAGAAGTTTTAGTCAGAATGCAGCTGCTATCCCATTTACTAAAATGGTTCATGCAGCTTATGGAAATACTAATATGGGTAGTATTAGTACTGATAACTGGTTAAGTGTTAAAACATATTATGCTGGTAGTTTTAACAGTGCCCAAACAATTGGAACTTCTGCAACATGGGCTAAAACCTGTGATAGTCAGAATATAACAATAAACTCTTTTGCTCGGAGACTACAGTACACTGGTTATACTACTCTCGCCTTTGGAGTTATGAACGACAGCACTGGTTCCTATCCAAAAGTAAATGGTAATGGTGCTGCTACTCAGAATTATCCACTTTTCATTGGATCACACACTGGCGATTTTAACTCTGGTAATGGTGCAACAGCAACATTCTCTTGGTGTGATTCATCCGCCTCCACGTCCTCGACCAACGATCCTCATGGTTGGGATGACTTCCAAGATGGTTCGGGAATGGGTGATGGTTGGTCCGTTGAGAACGTAAGTGCTAATGCATATAGAGGATATCCATCGTATATTCTGATCCAATAGGGTTGACAAGGCGGGAAAGCTGTAGTATTATAAATAAGTCGAGAGGTTAAGGAACCAACACATTCCTTTACTGTTCGTAACACCCCGCAAACCAAGACCTATAGGGTGTCTAAATCACGTCTTTAATACCTGTATCTAAGGGTGATACAGGAATAGTAAAACCATCATTTCCCTGATGATCTTACTTTTTTTCCAATACAATGGCAACACTTTCAAGGCAACAATCAACCTCTTCGTGGGAATCTTTCTGCGAGTGGGTAACTTCTACCAATAACCGCCTCTATGTCGGTTGGTTCGGCGTACTGATGATTCCAACTCTGTTGGCAG